ATGCATACCGCCATATTTCCAGCTAGAGATGGCTATATCTATACAGCGTTAGGCCTAGCGGGTGAGGCTGGTGAAATAGCAAACAAGGTAAAAAAGTTTGTTCGGGACGGTTACACCCAAGAAGAATTACCAGCCAAGATAAATGAGGTTCGCGCAGAACTGGGAGATGTTCTGTGGTACGTTGCAGTTATGGCAGAGGTTCTGGAAACAGACCTTGAAACTATTGCCGAAACCAACTTAAAAAAGTTGCAAAGCCGTAAAGAACGTGGCAAGCTGTCTGGTGATGGAGATGACAGATGAGACACGAGGAATACATGAAATATAGGGAACGCTTGGAACAGGCTGGCAAAGAAGCCTATGGCAATGTAGACATGGTCAACAGCCCCCCGCACTATAATCAGACTGGCATAGAATGTGTTGACGCAATACAAGCCGCTACTGATGAAGGGTTTGAATATTACCTTCAGGGAAATATACTTAAATATCTTTGGAGATACCGCTATAAGAACGGTTCGGAAGATTTACTAAAAGCAAGATGGTATCTTGACAAACTAATTGAAGTTCGAGGAGACGACGAATGAACAACCACCTACCTACCGTATATCAACAATTTATTCACAAGTCACGCTATGCTCGTTGGCTAGACGATGAAGGTCGCCGTGAGAACTGGGATGAAACTGTAGACCGTTATGTTGGCTTTATGGAAAACCAGATTCAAGGCAAGTGCAACGTTAAGCTGGATAAAAAAGTAGTCGAAGAGATTCGGAATGGCATCTTGAGTTTAGAGGTCATGCCATCTATGAGAGCCATGATGACTGCAGGACCAGCGTTGGCTCGTGACAATATTTGTGGCTATAATTGTAGCTACATTCCTGTCGATAGCCCTCGTGCGTTCGATGAATGTATGTATATTTTGATGTGTGGTACTGGTGTTGGGTTTAGTGTGGAGAGAGAGAATGTTGATAGACTTCCTGTGGTATCTGACAATTTTGGGGATTCTGACATCGTTATAACTGTAGGTGATAGCAAGCCGGGCTGGGCAAAGGCACTCCGCGAACTGATTGCGTTGCTGTACGCTGGGCAGGTTCCATCTTGGGATATGTCCAATGTTCGTCCAGCAGGAGAGCGTCTAAAGGTTATGGGTGGACGTGCAAGCGGACCACAACCTCTTGCAGACCTGTTTAACTTTACTGTTGAAACCTTTAAAAAGGCAAAAGGCCGTAGGCTGTTCCCTATCGAATGCCACGACCTTATGTGTAAGATTGGTGAGATTGTAGTTGTAGGTGGGGTTCGCCGCTCTGCTTTGATTAGCTTGTCGAACCTGAACGATGACCAGATGGCACACGCCAAGTCAGGAATGTGGTGGGAGACAGAGCCACAACGTGCGTTGGCGAACAATTCTGTAGCCTACAAACAAAAGCCAGAGATGGGTACGTTCATGCGTGAGTGGCTTGCGCTGTACGACAGTAAGTCAGGTGAGCGTGGTATGTTCAACCGTGAAGCGGCAGACAAGCAAGTAGGCCGCAACGGACGCCGCGAACAGGGTCACATGTGGGGAACCAATCCTTGTTCAGAGATTATCCTTCGTGGCTATCAGTTCTGTAACTTGTCAGAGGTAGTAGTTCGCGAACACGATAGCCTAGAAGATTTGCAGCGTAAGGTTCGTGTAGCTACAATTCTTGGAACCCTTCAGTCTACTTTGACTGACTTCAAATACTTGAGGAAGATATGGAAAGACAACACAGAGGAAGAGCGTTTGTTAGGCGTATCCTTGACTGGTATCATGGACCATCCCGTTTTATCCAAAAATGTAGACAGCAAGCGTTGGCTAGAAGAAATGCGGCAAACCGCAGTGGACACAAACAAGAAGTTTGCGAACATGCTTGGAATCCCGCAGAGCACTGCAATCACCTGTGTAAAGCCGTCGGGTACTGTGTCGCAACTGGTGGACGCAGCCAGCGGGATACATGCTCGACACAACGACCACTTCATCAGAACCGTTCGCGGCGATAACAAAGACCCGCTAACACAGTTTCTGATTAACGAGGGCGTTCACAACGAGCGTGACATGATGAAGCCGGACTCAACAACCGTGTTCAGCTTTCCCATGAAGTCACCAAAAGGTGCCGTTACGCGAACCCAGATGACTGCTATCGAACAGTTAGAGTTGTGGAAGACCTATGCGATTCACTGGTGCGAACACAAACCGTCTATCACTGTGACTGTAAAGGAACACGAATGGATGGACGTGGGTGCTTGGGTCTACGAGAACTTTGATGTTGCGTCAGGTGTATCGTTCCTTCCGCATAGTGACCACACCTATCAACAGGCTCCTTATCAGGACATCGAACCAGATGAATACCTTGAATGGGAACGGATGTACAAAAATGTCCATATTGACTGGAACAAGTTGACAGAGTTCGAAAAAGAAGATAATACTAGTGGTTCGCGGGAACTTGCCTGTACGGCTGGAGTCTGTGAAGTTGTAGATTTGAGTGCGGCGTGATGCAGTGCTGGCATTGTAACACTGAACTGGTGTGGGGAGCAGACCACGACATCGACCATGAAGACGAAGAGTATTGTATGGAAACAAACCTTACCTGTCCTAAGTGCGATTCGTTTGTAATGGTCTTCTTACCAAAGGAAAAGTCTGATGAGTAAAATGGAACCAGCGGTTTGTGACCGCAAGAAGTTTGATTTAGATTTGGCATACGGCAAGGTTCGCGAACAGCGGGTTGCCGATATGCTGACAGACAAGAAAGTAGAAGTGAAGTCAGAGCGAGACATGTGGGTTCGAACAGGTAATATAGCTGTTGAATACGAATGCTGGGGCAAGCCTAGTGGCATCGCTGCTACGGAAGCAGACTACTGGTTCCACAACCTTTGTATTGGGGATGAGACTTTTGCAACCCTTGTGTTCGACGTTCCATCATTGAAGCGCATCATAGATAATCTAGACTATAAAAAAACCGTGAGCGGTGGTGACCACAACGCTTCACGGATGTACCTTCTGAACATACAGAAGTTGTTTTCATCAGATGTAATTAAGGCGTACAAGAATGAGCAACAAGCGTCCTAAAGCTGAACTGTTCAAATTAACAGCTACACTAAACGACAAGGGTAACATAGAGTTGGATATGGATTCTGTAAACCCTGACCAGTTCGTGTCCCTAATGGAAAAAGACCTGCCAGAATATGAAGGAACCTTCAAAGTGGCAAGTCTTCTTCGTTACTTGAAATCTATGGGAGATGAGATGATAGAGAAGTCTAGTCGATATATTTAGTGTGATTCTTGTACTTTAAATTTAGCACGTAGACTTGACCCCTTGTGGCGTTTGTAACCGCCCTTGGGGTTTTTCATTAGCTGATAGCTGGTTCCCTTTTTCATCCAGTGATAACCACGAGGTGCGGGAACCGTCTTGTTCTTAATAGCCATTCTTTTTCTTGGCCTTTCCGCCATACATCATTCCCGGCATACCCATAGCTGGCGTGATACCACCTTGTTGTTGGCGGGGCTGCATAGGGTTCGCAGAAGTTTGCATGTTGTTTTCAGATGCCATTGGGCTGCGAACCATTGAGCCGTAGGCGTAGCCCTTCTTCTTGGTCTTGCCGCCGTAGGCCATGTAGCCCATGTTGTTGCGTACTTTTGTGGGCAGCTTGCCCAAGCCTTTATTGTCCGCTGGTACTGGCTTCAGTTTCTTGTCCATCTTCATCTTCCTCATCGTAGAGTTCGGGTAGCTGTCGTTGACCCACACGGGCTAGTTCGGTAAACACAAACTCTGTCAGAATCTCGTTCAGGTTCTGGACATCGGTTCGTGAAACCAGTTCAGGATATTTGAACATGTTGCTTATGATACGGGCTGCATCTCTGTTCCCAGCAGCAAGCTGCAAAACCTCTATGCCTGACTGTGCAGCTATGCGAACCGCAAACTCAGACGTTACGTAAAGTGGGCTAACCATACCACGGCTGATGTTGTAGAGTCGGCTCAGACCTTCGTTTACTGAATAGCCTTTTACAACACCTTCTACGCTTCGTGTTTGAGATTGTGCAGCCCGGTCCAAGAAGTCCGCGATATCTGTAAGATAGTTTACATGGTCTTCACCCAGTATCATGTTTAGCATCTTGCGGTTCGCAGGTTCCTG